CTTTACATGGTCTGTAATACGATTGTCAAGCATCTTGTAAATGTGCTTCTCAGCGTTGCTTCCTTGCAACTTAACTACGGTAACAGGATGCTTCTGCCCTGCTCTATGCGCACGTGCATTAGCTTGAGCGTATGTTTCTAAACTCGGTGTTGGCCCCCACCATACGATTGTATCTGCGGCTGTTAACGTTACACCATGTGCCGCCGCTAGCGGTTGAATAATTAAGATACGTGGGTTAGGTTTCTCTTGAAAGTTCTTAAATATTTCCGTGCGCTTGTTATGTGATACATCGCCGTTGATAATATCTACACTAAAACCTTCTGCCGTTAACTTATTTGCAAGGATAGTAATCGTATTCTTAAAGGGTACAAATATTAATATCTTTTGACGTGTCTCATCAATAACTTCTCTTAATACCTTATAGCGGTTTTGGATATCAAATTCCAAGGTTTCCCCCGAATCCGAATACACTGCACCACAAGATATCTGCAACAACTTACTCATACCAACTGCCGCATTAACCGAGGTGATCTGCTCGCCTGCCGTAGATACTACCAACTGCTTACGCAACAACTCATAGTACTTTCTCTGCATCGGGGTCAGTTCAACTTCCCTCGTTACATACGTTAAATCCGGCAAATCAAGACATTCTTCTTTCGTGAAACGTATAGCTGGCTGGAGTGCTTCATGAACTATTGTCTCTGCGTTTGGTCTAATAACCCACCTGAATTGGGATACCTTGTACATGACCATATCCTTGAAAGCAGTAAAGAACTTCGGTACTCCCTGTGGGTTTACTAGCTTTGCCAAACCATACGCATCTACTGGTGATTGTGCGGCAGGTGTACCCGTCAACATCCACAACCATGTATCAGGTTTTAGAATCTTGTTCAACGTCTTCCAGCGTGTTGTCTGTGCGTTCTTATATGCGTTTGCTTCGTCAATAACGATTAGGTCAAACCCACCATTAGCGATTGCATCTTGGACGATTTCAACCCCGTCATAGTTAATGATGACAAACTCTGCAATGCCGTTAATGATAGCGGCTCGCTTCTCCTTTTTACCGTGTGCAATATCTACGTGACGGTGCATAGCGAACTTGAATAAATCGGCTCTCCATGCTGAATCCATAATTGACAATGGGCAGATAACTAATACACGCTTTACTTTTCCTATCTTCATCAGATAGTCTGCCGCCCATATCACGCTCCCAGTTTTACCAGTTCCCTGTTCGTTAAGACAGAAAGCACGTGGGTTCATTGTTAGAAAAGCCGCTGTTGTTTTTTGATGCTCAAATGGTTTATGTAACCCATGCCAATCATACTGCTTAAGGATAGGCGATGGTATATTTTTAATGCCTAAGTTCCTCAATACTCGTGATTCATCTAGCCCCCAGTTCACTGCCACTTGATTCTCCCCAATTTGTTTGCTCTTTGGTATTACCGTTGTAATCCTGTTCGGGTTACGCAAGGTAAGCAATAGCACTTTGTTATCTACGATTTCCATTATATTTTTTTGAACTTTTCCAATGGTATATACATACATTCTTCTACATCTTTTGCATCGCCACGATCATATCTTCCACCTTTTGCCGTAGGGTATTCGGTATTACCCTTAACTGCGTAGATACCATCAGTGAACCGTACAATCAAGAGAAATGGGATGCCATCATCTTTAGCTAACACCCTAGCATTACGCCACTTCGATGCGCTAATCATGTATGTTGGGTACTTATCGTGCGCATTATTACGGCACTTAATTTCAATTACTGCGGCAGGTACATCATTGTCGTCGTATAAGTAACCATCTACCCCCGAAAGAATAGCGGTCTTCTTATAGTTGCACTTGTAAGTTTCTACAAGATATTGCCGTACTTCATCTTCTCGTTGCCTGTCTGAGGCGGTTTCATATATAGGTCGCATTCATTCTCCAATAAAGCGGTATCAGGTGAAAGTGGTCTCCCACTTCACCTATGTAATTTGTACAACTATTTTACTACTACTTCTTAGACTTTACAACTTTACTTTTAGCTTTTTCTTTTTTGCTAATTTCTGAAACTAAATTACTTTTTGCATCTCGTTTAAAGCTACGGTTCTGCGACTTACTCTGTACTGTGAATCCTTGTTTGTTGCTTCCGCCTAAGTCCAATGCTTTCTTATGGGCTAGGTCTTTGCCTTCTCGACTCTCTGCAGTTTTATCTTTATCCTTTGGGTCGTCATAGTGTGCTTTATCATAGGCACGGCGTAATCGTTGTCGCTCCATCCGACGAGCATGCTCATCAGGTCTTGCCTTTTGTTCTTGATACTCTTTCTTGTAATCTCTATCTGCTTTATTCTTTAGGGGCATATTAGTTCCTAGTTACGGCCGTTGTGGGCGCACTCAAGTACGGGACACCACTTTCGGCATAATCCATTTGGTCGGGGATTCCACGTATTACTCTCGTAAGCCTGCTTCATACGGTTGAACTCCGCTAACCATCGCTCCCACATTTTATCCTGATTCTGTGCTTCGTACGAGCCTTTTATAAAGTTCTTGGAAATAACAAAGAATAGCGCACCCTTAATTACCTTGATATCGGGGAAATGCTTAAACATGGCAAGCGCCATCAACTCTAGCTGGTCAGTGTCCGCATACTTAGCAGACTTTCCTGTCTTGTAATCTAGGCATTTGGCTTCCTCACCGTTGATAATTGCTAGGTCAGCTACGCCACGCCACCATACGTCAGGGTCTTTGAATCCACAAGGCTCTAAATTAGCCGTTAAGCCCATCTCTAACTCGCAGTGCTTGTCCCCTTCCATCGCTTTGAGCGCATCTAGGGAGGGTTTGATAAAGCTAAATTGTGGGGGTATAGGGGTATTATCCCTGATGTATAATTCGGCGGCTTCATGGAACTGCTTACCGTACATAATCGCTTCGGTAGGTGGCTCCTTAATATCTTTAATTACACGCAGGTGATAGAACTTCTTGGGGCATTGGTCAAATAGCTTGATGCTAGAGTACGACCATGCAGGTATCTTATTCGTCAAAATCGACCTCGACTGTATAGGAAGGTGCCTTCGGGTGAAGTATGTTTGTTAAAGATTGTAGGTGCGTTTGTGTTGTGATGACCTGTGTAGGTAGCATGTGAACCTTGTGAAAACTCTGTCCGTATTTACCTATCTCTACAATCATCTGCTCTAGCAAGGATTCGTTTAATTCAGTCAAATTCAATGCGGCTCTCCCAAATATTTCTAGGTACTTTTAAAGGGTTTATGTCGATGTTCAACGTACCCATAGGCACAGGTTCCCAACCATCAGGAATACCCTTATCAACATCTATCCACTTAAGTTGTTGATCGTTGTAGTGGTATAGCTGTATATTACTCAAAATCGACATCGCTTTCCCAAAGATGATCTCTCCTAAAGGGTCTGTTAGATATCTGAGCCGAGTCCAATAGTTGACGTAGCACCTCGTTATGCACCGCTTGATGATGGAACATATTAGGGTTATTTTTTGCCATTTCTAGCAGTTGTGTAAATACGCTCTCACCCAAGATCGACCTCGCTTTCCCACGGTTTATTGTGGCTGTCAAATACATTACCTAAAAGGCTAGCTATAATAGCTTCCCTAGTTGTACCCATAGCTTGGGCTAAGTGGTTGGTGTATTCCAACCCTTTTGTTTCATATGTATAGTCTTCAATCGTTTTCGGTTTGTTCATATTCCACCTCGATTTCCCATGGTTTTTCTACTGTTTCCCCCCACTTAGCTTTACCATACTTGTCGTATTCCAAGCCAAACAAAGCATTAAGGCCGGGTAATAGTTCCTTTAGTAAGTCTGCTCTACTTATTACTGACATCGAGTTCTCCTGAGATATGGGTTAATAACCTTACATCTACAAAGGCGTTCATCATATACTCATGGGCTTCTCCAAAGCGACGCTTATTCATAGCATCCTCAAACCCTCTTAGGTTACGCCTTGCACGAATCAATAAATCTGCATGGTCAAATACGTCTGCTCCGATTGGTTCTACCTTCATACTGTTCTCCTTTATTTTTTGCTTGTTCTTCCCATGTAGCCCATTTGCAATTACTAGGTTTGTAATCACCATCTACATTTATACGCTCTAGGGTTAGACCATCAGGAACTTCACCCATATCAGCTAAAAAATTTTCAAACTTGCCCCAACGTTTACAGATTTTAATACCTCTACCACCATAAGAAGTCCACCTAGAATTATTAGGGTTTATACATCTACCACGCATAGCCTGCCATATACCGTATGTCCTATTAGCGTATCCTGTTATTCTTGAATTTGCAAGACCGTGAGTCCTAGTAGAATCCCCAAGGATATTTCTTTTTAGGCAACCGCAGGACTTTGTATTACCGTTATTTAACCTACTAGTAATAACTTCAGTAAGTTTACCGCAAGAACATGCACATACCCAACGTCGGGGCTTTTGCTTTTCTTTTATTACAGTTAACCTACCAAATGATTTTCCCATTAAGTCTTCGTAGTTCATCAACAATCTCCATAGCTTTTACCATATCCGGACTCACAATTAACTGGCAATCCCTCAGCCCAATCGGGTGTCCAACGCATACAGGACTCTATATACTTCTGTGCTTCTAAAGCCTCTGTTTCAGGTACAATGATACCAATACTATCATGCACTGTCAATACAACATGATATCTTTTAGCTATCTTAATCATCTGCTCACCAATAATACAACGGGCTAGGGCTTGGCAAACGTTCTCGATAACTTTACCACCATATATCTTGTTCCAACCATAGCGAGTCTTGTATTGGTACTGCAATTTACCCTTCTCGTCTTTAACCGCTATTAGTTTGTCATAGTGCATGAATAAACCATTAGGTAACCGAATACCACGTTCCGTTGGGGCTACATATAGCACATCCTTTTTACCCAAAGGTACAGTCATCCCTTTTGTAATTGCCTGTAACGCTGTTCCTGCTTGCGCCCAAAGTGCTGTAATACTTGGGTATGTCCGTCTGTATACCTCGATGATGTGTCTCGCCTCGTTTTCATCAACCGTAGTACCAAATGTTTTAAGTTGCGCCCTGAATTTCTGCGCCCCCATGCCGTAACCAGCCCCAAGAATAGTCGTCTTCCCGACGAACCTCTCCTCTTTCGTAATTTCGCTTGCATCTTTCTCATAGATAGCAGAAGCCATGATTTTGTATACATCTTCGCCCTTCTCAAAAGCTTGTAACAAATCTATCTGCCCAGCCAACCACGCAACAACCC